ATAACATCTTTCATTCCAGTTGGAATAGTGACCGTAGCCGCTCCAGTGCCAGAAGTACAAATTACTGAACTATCTGAGCCATTAACAATAAAATAGTTTACCTGTGCATCTGGGAATGTAACAGTTCTTGTTGTTCCCGGAGAACCAGTAAATTTAATTACTGCGTGTCTTCCATTGTTATCTGCTGTTCCATCAGCAAAAGCTAAAGTTACATTACCAGAGGCAACACTAACTTCGACATATCCACCAATAGCGTCATCCAACAGATCAATAAGATTTTCATTGAGTTTATCACCCCATGTACCCTCATTTTCTCCATCAGTTTGCTTAATAAAGCCTAGTTGTGTATAATTTGACATATTATTTCCTTAATTTGCGTGTCCTGTTGTCCAAGTTTCTGTTCCATCAGATGTTGTATCTAAAACAGTCCAAAATTTTACTGTTCCTGTTGCTAAAGTTCCACCTTGTCCAGTTGGTGAAACAAGAGAAGTTCCTGTAATAGCAGCAAATGATGCAAGAGAACCTATAGCCCCTAATTCTGGGGTAGTTGCTTCTGTAACGTCAGCATTAGCTGCAGGTGTTTCTGTTCCTAAAACTAAATCTGCAGCAATACCTGCTTCAGATATTAATGCTCCATCATTCCAGCCATTATCACCATAAGCAGCAGCATTGTATCCACCTGTACCAGATGCCATGTTTAGCTAATCCTAATTATAGCTGTATTATACGCTGCAGATGGTAATTGAATTGTAAAAGTACCTGCTGTTGATGTAAAATCAGAACCAAAATCTAAAACTGCAATAGATGCATTTGATTTAGAATTATTATAAATTAAAGCACCACGAGCAGTTATAGTTGCTGTAGTCCAAGCTGGATCTGCTGCATCAAAATATGCTACGTTATTTGATGAATCAAAAGCAACAGCTTGACTTGAAAGAGTTTCTCCTCCTGCTGTATATCCTGTTCCACTTACTTCATTTGAAGTAGTATATGCTGATGTAGTTGCTCCAAGTGATGCACTTGATGTATATAATGCTATTTTTAAAGTATTACCACCATTTCCTAAGTTGTGCCCACCATCTAAACAATCTTGTAAGAATGTATCTGTTAATGTTTGCGTTATTGCCATTTAATTTCTCCTATGTAGTCGCTTGTTGTATATTATTTTCTCCCAATACATTCATGGGAGCATTATAATCATCTCTTCTTCTTCGTCTTGTTTGATTATTTATTGAGTCAACAGAAGCCTTGTATCTTGATGAATAAATTTGTAAATCTTCTCTATTCTTACTAAAAGTACAAGCCTCCATTAATGCTCCAAACAAGATTAATTCTTGTGCATTTTTTGTTAACCAATTTGTTGTATTGGTACTTGATAATGGATCTAATCGTTGAACGTAGCTCATTTCTATTCTTAATGCAGAACTTGGTGTTGGTGCTACTAAAATTTCTGTGTCATTATAATCAGCAAAATATTTTGGTGATCCTGTTGTTGCCGCTGTGGGCCAGTAATCATATATATATTCGTCTGTTCTTTTTTCTAAAAAATGTCTTTTGTTATCAGAATCAAGATATAAAAGATGTCTTACAATTAAAGCATCAGTTGGTTTTGTAACAAATCTGTCATTAGCATTAAATGAAGAATATGCTGTATTTGTAAAAGCCTGTGGGTCTATATCTCTTACAATTCTTTGTTCAGCTATTCCAATAAAATTGTCTGTTTCATTAGAAAATTCTGTTCCATCATTTTCCATCCAATCTTTAAGGTCTTGCGTTAAACTCGCATATGTCATTGTTGCCATGTTATCTCCTAACCTACATCATCTAATAATGCTGCTACTATACATGTTACTGTTGAAGAAGATGAAATTGCATGTATATCAGCAACAGTTGTATTTGGTAAATTTGCAAACCAAGAATGTCCTGCTGCAATTTTAATTCCATCTGTTACAGAAGTAGAAGCAGTTCCTGCATCTAAAACAATATAAACATCATTAGAAGAATCAGTATTTTTAATAAATAAAAAATTAACTTTATCTCCTGTAGCAACAGCAGTTGGTGCTGTATCATCATCTACAGCAGTGTAATCTGTAAAATATCCTGCAATTAAATCTGTGCTTGCATTAGAAACACTTGTTAATTTGTAATACCATTTATCATTTGCATCAGCAGGACTTATACTTACGCTACCAGAAATAGTTTTAGCTATTTCATCTGGTAATACAGTTGCTGTAAGTGTTATTGAAGCATCATCTGCCATTATTTACTCCTTTTACCTTCTTTAATAAGACGTTGTTCTCTTTCTTCATATTTTTTTACTTCTTCAGAAGATAATTTTCTTATAAAACCTTTTTTAGGGTTTTTTATTACTACTGTTGATTTTATAGGTGTAACTGTAGCATTAGCCATTTAAATCTCCTCTAAATATTTTTGATTCTATTCCTGTAACTTTTACAGTTACGTCTTTACGACTTTTTTTTGTCGAAATGTTTCCAGAGTTGTCCTTGAAACTTGTATTGTCCGTAGTGGATAAGTTCTGAGGAAAGGTCTGCCCAGATTTCTCCTCCGATTTTTTGCCATCTTCTTGAGAAAGCGTAATCTTCTGATAAATACCTTCCATCTTCATCCTTCATTGTATCAAAAAACAAATAAGTGTTCTTTGAATCATATTCTTTGCCATTTAATATTTGATCTGTATTGTAATGTAACTCTGGATACTCTTTTATCATTTTTAAAAGACATTCTTTCTTTATTAAAAGAAATCCAGTAGCCGCATCTAATACTTTTGCGAAACCTTGTTTAACTTCTATTTTATCTTTATCTTCAAAATTTAAAACATAAGGTAAACTTAGTGTTTTATAGTCTAAATCATCTTTTACTAGCTGTGGAATAGCACTCCAATTAATTAATTTCATTGGATATGGTGCACAAACTACATCATGATCAAAATCTAACATTCTTTTGACAATTTGAGGCTTAAATCCTATATCAGCATCAACAAACAACAAGTGTGTAGCATCTTCATCATCTAAAAAGTTTGCTACTAACGTATTTCTTGCTCTAGTAACTAAAGATTCCATTCCAAGTGTTTGTATACGAAAAGGAATCTGTTCTTGATTACAAAAAGTTTGTAATTCTAACATAGAATGGAAGTAATCTTCACACAACCATCCACCATAAGCTGGTGTTGCTACAAATAATTTTACTTTATGAGACACTAATTGATACACTACCTAAACTTGCACTAGATGTCAATGCTGTAACTAATGTATTGCCTGTCGCTAAAGTAAAACTACCTCTTATTCTTTTATCTGAAGCAGTAATACCTAGTCTTTGTTGTAATGTATTAACAGATCCATTATATAATTGATCAGAACCATACAATTTTACTTGTGGACTAGCATCTTTTAATGCTTCTGCATCAACTGCATGTTTTTTTGGTTCTAATTGAGGATGTTTAGGCTCAAATTCTGATTTATGTACTAAAGAACCATTCCATTCTTTAACCATTTCATTGTATGGATATGCAAAACCACTTCTATCTGATACAGCTTTAGCATATTTACCTTTTGCAAATGCCATTTTTAATCCTCAGACTCATAACAATTGCATTTAGGGCATCCTTGATCTGATGTACATTCACAATCATCACAAAAACACGCACAATTAATGCATTTTTCACTATCTAATTTACATTTTTTTATATTATCCATTAAGCCCTCGCTAATTTAGGATAAATTTTTAAATCAACTTTTTCTCTGCCATCATCTATGGCTCTTTTAAACTCTTCTTCGTATTGTAATTTTAATTCTTGTCTTCTATTAATATCTATTTGTGGTCTTTTTTGTGCCATATAAAATGCAAGACCACTAACTGCACATGGTAAAAAACTATCTGGTATATCTATACTTTCTGTAGAAGCAGTAATATCTTCTATTCTATTTCTTCTACTATAACGAAAAACGTCTGTAGAATTATCTGGTGTTGGATATAAATATACTACAGGTGCTGCTCTTTGCATATCTAAGAAAAACTGTGAAGGTCTTCCTTTAGTTGCTTTAACAGGAATATTTAAATAATCTTCTCTGTTTATTCTATCCATTTGAAAATCAGTTCGTTGACTGTTTTCTGTTCTTGATATGACAGCTTCTAGTATATCTAAAGTATAAGAATCTAATGTATAATTTGCTGTGCCTTCAGTAACAGTTTGAGTTGTTTCATCTATTGTCCATAGTTGAATACCTCTGTTTGCCCATTCACGCATCATTATATTAAGAGTTCTTCTTGCACTACTTGCTTCTTTCCCTGTAGTAGGCTCACTGCCTATACGAGATAAAGCCTCATCGATAATTTCATCAACATATAAAGTAGATGTTTTAGTTCCAGAAGTTGCCATATCTTATTCCTAGTATGTTTTCTTTAATTTCATTACAATTGTATAATGATCTAAGTTAGTGTGACCACTTGTTGTTAAGTCAATATCACCATCAATACCACTGCCAGCATTATTTTTAATTCCACCAAATTCTGAAAAATTTAGATGTCCTTGAACATTACCTGCTGCTGCACTGCCACCTAGAACTAATGCTTTTACATTACTTGTTGCATTCCATTCTATATCGACACGCATTCCACCAATATCATACCAAATTTTTTCTATGTCAACTCGTGAACAATCTGTTCCATCTCTTGATTTTTTTAAAGCTGATACATCAACTTTTTTAACAGATGATTCACCATTACCATCAGAAATATTAGTAAATTTCATTATGGCGTGTTTCGATCCAACAGCGTCATATATTGTTTGACTTGTAACTGCGTCTGCCATTTTGTTTCTCCTATGTAAAAAAAGGCTAGGACTTTTACATCCTAGCCATTATTGTTAATATACTGAATACTCTATTTCAAGTGTTCCACGAAAAGCTGTTAAAGCTGTATCACAAGTAGAACCTGCACCCATATATAAATATTTACTTGCTATTGCCGCAGTAATATTAGGATGAAATACATGATAAGTACCCGCAGTTGCGTCTAAATCAATATCAATTTCAGTTACTGAATCAGTAGCAGAAATTCTTGGATTGAATGATGCTACTCCTGCACCTACAATTTCTGTGCCAGAAGATATGCCACTGTTAGTAGCTGTACCTGAAGTTGCACTTAATTGTAAGTTAGCTAAAGAGTTAGCGTCACTTGCCGCCGCAGTTGTAATACCAAGCACTACTTTATGAATAAAGAATTTACTTGCTGTTACTAAATCATCTGGGTGATCTGTGTTTAGTTCACCTAATTCTACTAGAACATCATTATCTGCATAAGTTGTTCCTGCAGCATTTGTACTTGCCAAACTAACTGCAAAAGTTTGTATTTTTCTAGTTCCTAATGAAATTAATTGTCCAGTTGAGTTAATATTAACTCCTGTTTCTGTGATTGCACCAGTAGTAGAATTTTCGTTAATTACTTTAAATCCTGCTTTTGACCTTACTGCACCACTAAAAGTTGTATTAGCCATTTTAATTCTCCGTAGTTAAATCATACCATCGCTTCTACGATTGTCTGCTAGGGCAGTTGGTATAATTAATTAATCCTAGATATAAAAAGGGGGGAAAATCCCCCCTAGTTTTGTACTTTATTACGCACCCGGTGATCCAAAAATGGATCTCCAGTCAGACCATCCAAAAGAATATCTTTCAGACGCTTTGAAACGCATATTTCCAGATTCAAAATCCGGTTCCATAGAAGTTTTTAATGGTCTTCTTTGGAACATTTTTAGACCAGAATTTACCATGTCTGTGAGAATGAACCATGCATCAGTATCAGTTAGATAATGATTGACAGCATATCCTTGTGGAAGGATATTCATTTGTCTCATTGCATTGGCATCATTGTCAGCAGTTCCAACTCTTAATTCTGATTTTAAGATTCTTTGTGCTGTGAAAGCTAAATCTTTAGGGATAATTAACTTTCTTGCGTTAACAGCAACTGGCACATTTCTGTCATCCACAAAACCACCAATCGAAATGATTGCTGACTCTAGTGAAGTCTCAGATAAATCTGCAGCAGTTGAAGGTTCGTTAGCAAGGTCTCCAGCTTCAAGTGTAGGGTGATCTGTAGTCATTAATGCTTTACCATCTCCACCTACATAACTTGAACTAAATCCATTGTTAAGAACATTTGCAGCTTTTACTTGTTTAGTATAAGCCATTGAACGTGCTAAAGCAGCAGTGTATCTTTTAGATAATGTATCATAAAGATTATCCTCTACAGCTTCCTCAGTTACTGAGAATGCTAAAGCGATAGTTTCATGTACATATCTAGCAGTCCATTGCTCTGAAGCTGTATCATATTCTACTGATCCACCTTCTGATTTAGTTGGTGCAGCACCAAAGCCAGAAAGAAGTGTTTCTTCTTCAAAGGCTCTGTCTGAACTTTCTTCGTTGAAAATTTCAGCATGCTCACGTTCCCATCTTTTGTACTCCAAACCAAATAAGGCGTGAAGTCCCGGTTCCAACTCTTTAACGAGTTGTGATCTACTAATCGGCATATCTTACTCCTTATTCTATACGCCTGCTGTACCTTGATCATGTCCGATCAGTTCATGTTCCCATATAACTGCTTCTAACACGCCATTAGTACCGTAGGCATTTTTTGGTTCATTGTACAGCCCAAGAATCCTTAATCCTGCTGTGCCAGTACCTGTTGTTCCGTTAATCTCATGTGCAGATTGTCCAGTAGTCGTGCTACCAGAACCTGCAACGTGATCTGCTAAATTACCGATATCGGCAAAATCAGCAGAACCAGAAGATTGAACAGCCCAAACGATATTGGGGTCGTCATAAACATAAGCAGTGATATCTCCACTACCTTGTGTTGTTGTGCTAGCTGGGTAATACTTTGAAAAAACTTGTTCGCCAGATGAGTTTGTGTAACTGCAACCTGCAAATACACCTAGTAATCTGTTACCAGCAGAGGCTACATCAATGTAACCTGTTGCTCCTAATTTAACAAAATCACCAGTAAAAATATTTGATGAAGACGTTCCATCTCCAATTATTTTCCACTCATTAGCACGAATAGTTCCTCCAGTAAGATGTCTTACCGGTTTAGCACCAAATGCGGCATCAGTATTTGCCATATTTTTTCTCCTATTGCTAATTGTTAAAAAAGCACCTTACAATAGAATTTTATTCTTCACTAAACTCAGTTTTTCTTTTACCTGTTGTCGTTGAAGAACTACGTCTTTGATGAACTGGCATAGAAGGATGTTGTTCTTTCAAAATATCAGCATCAACAGCTTGGCTTTGCCTTTGTGTCTTTTTCTCAAAATATTCTTTTTTTGCATCAGACATTTCTGTTGGGATTTTTGCTAAAACTAAATCTCCTGTACCAATCACTCCAGCGTATTTTCCACTCTCATGTGTTGGTGCATCAAAATCTGGGTGTTCGTCAGCACGCACATATTCGTATCCTTCTCTTCGTTTTTTTGATACGTTCTGTGAATCATCCTCCCCACCCGCAGAAACTCTAACCCATCTGTATTTTATTCCATCTACATTTGGTTTAGGTGCTTCTAAATAATTAGGAGGTTGATATACTATTTTGCGACTAGCTTCAGCCCTAGTCGAGTGGCTTTTATTTTTATTGGTCATTCAGTCCTCACGAACTTCGCATATTCTTCGAGCGGCACACCTAATTTACGAGCCATTGCGATCTGGTTCTGGTTCATACGAACCTTCTTAGGTGAGGAAGATGTTGTTTTACTAACACCTGCTACAGTTGGTCTAGGTCGACTTGCTTCCTGTGAAGGAAATGAATCGCCTATCCTACGATCTAGTTCAGAATAATATTCTTCACTTGATGGATTGTAGCCTTCCATCTTTAAAGCAGCATCAATTGCATAAGCCGCACCAGTTTTTGCTACGTCAGTACCAAACCATCCATTGTCTTGTGCCCATCTAAGTGCACGAGGATCTGGTTGTGATTGTGGTTCTGGTTGTGGAGCATTAACTTGTGGTTGCTCAACTGTTTTTGCTTGCTTTTGAGTTGGTGCAACAAAGGGAGTTTGATTTTCCAATTGTTTCAACTCATATTTAACTTCTGCTATATCCTCTGCGGCTTTAAGCATTTTATCAGAATCTCCTTCTTCGTGTGCATTTTTATGTGCAGCACGAGCAGATTCTAATGCTTTTTCTGCATTAGATTTTCTTGCATCAAAAAATTGAGATTGCAACTTAGCATAATCCTCAGTTACAACATTTTTCTTTTTTAAATCAGATTCTAATTGTTGATTCCTGTTATAGTAATCATTACGTTGCCTTTCAGCTTCGTTTGCTCTTTTAACAAGTTCATTAATTCTGTTCTGATAAGCATTAGTTTTCTTTTTTGGTTTTTCAACAGTCTCTTCTACTTCCTCTTGCTCTTCTGATTCAGTTTCTGTTTCTATTGGCGTGGATTCAGTTGTCTGTTCATCATGGACAGCTTGTGTATCGTCTATGACTTTTTCCACCTCAGAATTATCTTGTGTTTCCTGTTCCGGAACATCAACACCTTCAAATTTCTTTAGCTTCGTTTCTTTGCCATCATCCACGACTTGCATCGGCTTTTTTTTACCCGATGAATCGTGTACAATTTGCATTGGTCTTTCTCCAAAGTTATGATTAATTTGCGTAGCGATTGCTACGAAAAACAAATATTAGCTAATATTTGCTACATCTGGCACTGTTGCCAGAATCTCGTCATCGTTCATTACTCTTAATTCAGATTTTCCACATTGGAATCTATGTCCTGCATACTTACCAAACATAACATTATCGCCTAGTTTACACCACGGCACAGTCATGTCTTCTCTTTTGTATGCATCATCACCCATTTGTATTACTTTACCTATGGATGCAACACTACGATGGTCTTCTACAGCTTTACCCGGTAGATATATACCACCTTTAGTTTTGTCTTGGACATCAAGAACTTGAACTAATATCCTGTGACCTACAGCTACAGGATGATTCTTTTCTAATTTTTCTTCTATTAATTTAAATTTAGTTGTCATCGTTTTCAATATATTTTGCTGATTCTTGTAACAAATCTTTTGCTGTTCGTAAACCCTTTAGTTCACCAACAGTGGTATCAAAATTCTCTTTAGGAATTCTACCTTGTTCAAAAGCATCTTTTATATTGTCAATTTCCTTACTAATCTTGTTTTTAAAATAAGTTATAAATTTAGCAGTATCCATTATTTTCTAGCTTTAATTACTTCTTCTAAATCATCTTCGTGACAAACAATCCAAAAACCTTTTCTATGTTTCTGACACAAAGCTAACACAGTTGTTTTGTTTTCAGCTTTTGCCATCTCATTAGTTTTATCCCACAAAGAAATAACAGAATGTTTATTTTTTTCAACCTTCTGTATTTTTATCTTGGGATGCCTTTCTATCTTTTTCTCTTTGTTCACGTTCTATAATTGTTCTTGCTCTTTCAATATCATTTTTTGCATCAATCATTTCTTTTTGATATTCTGCACGAGCAATATCACGTTCTTCATTAGAACGCAATTTTTCTCTGTCAATTTCCATGTCAGCCAAAGTTTTATCACGATCAAGAGCCAATTTAGAAGCATCAAGTTGTGCTTTAGAAGCCGCTTGTTCTTCTTTAAGTTGAACTTCTTGTGCTTTAAGTTGTGTTCTTGCTGCACCTTCTTCAGCTTTACGTTGATTTTCTTGTGCTCTTAATTGTAAATCTTGTTGTGCTAATTGGAATCTAGGATCTTGAGCTTGTTGCTGTTGCTGTTGCTGTTGTGCTTGCATTTGATTAGCTTGTGCAATTTGTCCAGAAACTTGTGCTTGTGCTTGTGCAACTGCATTTTCAATGTCTCTATCCATTGATTCGTATTCATTATCTTTGCCCGGATTAAATCTATCGTATTCTGGTGCATTTGGTAATTCAATATTAGCATTAGCCATAATAGCCATTCTATATTTGTGTGCTTGGTGTTCTTGTATGTGTGCCTGTAATGCTCCAGCTAGTGCTTGTTGCATTCTTGGATCTTGTGGAATAACAGCAGGATCACTCATAAATGCTTCATGCACAGAAATGTGTGCATCATGATCTTGCCATCCATATGCTTTAACAGGTTTCTGATACATCATAGTATAGTTTTCTGTTGCCGGATCCATTGGCTTACTTCCCATTTCTGGAATTAACATTTCATCTACATTTTCTACATCAAGTGCTTTGTATAATCTTCTATACGCTTCTCGTAAATCATGTATTTGAGGTGCTTGTGTAGCAGCCTGTATTTGTGTTTGTGCCATTAGAACTCTTTGTGCTGTTGAGAAGATGTTAGGATCGGATACAGGGAGTACATCGATTGTTCCATCAAAATCTTGTTTAAAGATTTCACGGCTAACACCTTCAACAGCGTAGGGGTAATCACTTGGGAGGAAATCGTGATTCGTTCTAGCTAGTATCTTAAACTCTTCTCTTTGTGCTTTATGTAATCTTTTATGAATAGAAGACATTACTTTAATGCCTTGTTCTAATAAAGCTATAGTTGTTCCTACAGGTGCTTGTGAATTCATATCACCTGTTTGTAAATCTGTAATTGCGGCTAGTCTTCTACCTTCTTGTGTTATTGATCCAAGTAAAGCAGTTAAAACTTGTGATGGTTCTTTAAATGGTAAAGGTACAACAGACTTTCTAATATCATCGCCATAACCTTCTACATCTCTAAATTCACCAAAGCCTACAGGTTGATCTCCATCAACTCTCATTCCACGAGCTTTAAATCCACCCGGTAAGTTTGCAAATTGACCTGCATCAACGAGTGAACGTAAAATTGTTGTAGATGTTTTTTGTAAGTTTCCTAATAGGTGTACATAACCTAAACCATAAAAGTTAAAACCCGGTAAAAATTTGTAATGAACAAAGTATTGCAATCTTTTAAACTTAGGATCTTCATCTCTAAAGTTTTGTCGTATAGATAAAACATCATTTGTTTCTTTACAAATAGTTACAATGTATGGACATGCAAATTCTTTTTTACTGTTAGGTAATTCTAAATCAACATGCATTTCTAATAAAGTAAAACGTGCATCTTTTGTATAAGTGCTACTAGGCTTTACTCCTTCTATAGATTGTATCTTTTCATTAATACCAGTCATAGAAGTAGACTCAGAAGATTTATCTTCTTCCATTAATTCTATATCTCTATAAAAACCACTTACTTGTCTTTTCTTTAACTCATTGCCTTCCATACGAATAACATGAGTGTATCTTCCACTTGTTCTTAAATCAGTTGTATTTGTTGATACAACAAAATCTGTAACAGGAATAAACTTTGCTACAGGTCTTTCTAATTCTGAATCATAGTAAACTTTTTTAAAGCAACTACCAACAATAGGTAAATAGAATAACATTTGATCTAAGTCATCAAAGTATTCTTCCATTTGCTCTGTAACTTGATAATTCATAAAGTCTTTTACACGTTCAGCTTGAGACTCTATTTCTTTTGTTTTCTCACCTATTATTTGTGTTTTAACAGGGCCGTTAGATGGAAATAATTCTTTTAAGGCTTGAGCATGAAATTGAACAGCCGCTTCAATCATTAATGGATGATGTGCAGAACATGCACCGGGAAAAGGATTTTCTATTTCTTCTAGTTTTAAACCTAGAAGATCCATTCCTTTCTTAATTGTATCTTCCCAATCACCACGACTCTGTAAGTCTGATTCATAAGCAGATACAAGATCAGATGCTATCTCATCCAAATCCTCTTCATCAATGTCTTCAGCTAAGTTTTCTGATTGTTGAACTTCTTCTATAGGATCATCTCCTATAACTATTTCAACTTCTTCTACAGAAACTTGATCAACTGGTTCATTTATTTGTCTTGCCATTAAAATATACCTTTAAATTTTGTGCCTCTAGAAACGAGACCACCTTTTGCTTTTCTAACTGGTTTAGGTTTAGGTTTAATTGGTTTTGGTGGTTTTGGTTTAGGTTTAATTTTGTTACCTCTAAAAAGTTCAACAGCTTTTTTTGCTATTTTTTTTGTTTTTTTTAAAGCACTAGGAATTGTAAAAGGTATATCACCTTCCATGTATCTTGTTGGTAAAGGTTTTTTACCTTTGCCTTTTGATGTTACATTTCCATCTTTGTCAACTGTATACTCAGTCATTAAAATACACCTTTGAATTTAACCTTTTGTGTTTGCACTGGATATTGACCACGAGACACAGAGCCTCCTGCTTTATATCCTTTTATTTTTTTACGCATCATTCCTCCACCCATCATTTTTTTAGGTGGTCTTCC